AGCCTGAGAAGATAGTTTCATCAGCATCATCGGTTAATGTTTCTACATTCTCCTGTCCCCAAATACTGATATTATTACTTCCTGCGGAGGTTGGAACGGGAAAGATAAAATACCTTAGCCATTGAACCGCCCATTTCTTTTTTGTACTTGAAGCATTGTCCTCGTCTGCACGCCAAACCCGATAATCCTCAAAAGCCATTGGGCTTCCATCGGGTTTTTCTCCATACTGGTCATCGTCCATTTCTAACCGCCAAATAGAATTAGGACTCCACGCTTCGGGGGCGTCATAATATTCAATGTTTAGTTGGGAAGAAGTCTTTAGGGCGTCTTGTAAGGCAGGCCATCTAAAAAGCCTGCCAGCCTTAATGTAAGCCCTGTTTAATGCTAGTTTGATAGTTGCAGTCGGGAATAAAGAACTACTTGTAGTAGCGTTTAAATCGGAAAGTAAAGCTGTTTGTAGTTCCTTGAATTCGTTCATAGGTTAATAATGACAAATTTTTCTATTTATTGTCAAGGAATTAGAAAGGTATAGTTTGATATGGTTATAACCCCAAGTTATTTCTGAATATTTTATAATAGAACACTACATCATAAGCTTCCCCTGCTCCACCAATCCCTGTATATCCAGAAGCAACAACATACAATTTGGTTTTAGTTACATAGGCATAAAAACTTCTATAAGCACCCGCCCCTGCTTGGAATTTTCCTACTGGTTGCCAGCCTGACATTAAGTTATCTTTACAATAAACTTCAAAGTAGGGATAGAAATTTAAGTCGTGGGTATAATAAGACTTTGTCCTATATAATGTGTTGTCTGCCTCACTCACACTATGGGTAATTGTTCCACTTTTATAATATTTCAATGTATTATATTCAGATGAGAAAATTAGTTTATTCGGATCAGTTTCCTCTAAAACATTAAAACCAGACTTTGCAATTTTTAATCCGAAAAATGGAGGGTGTGGACTTGGGCTTGGTGAAACTGACAAAGATGGAGAAGCACTAATACTTCCTGATGGAGATAAACTAATACTTCCCGATGGTGATAAACTAATGGAAGCAGATGGAGTTATTGATGGTGATACAGAAGGTGAAAAACTTTCGCTAAGAGTAGCGGAAAAAGAAGCAGAAGGACTAAGTGAAACACTTGCCGCTACATAAACAATAGTAAGTAAAGCACATTTTGTTGTACTTGAATTATATTCATAAACATTTATATAATGTCCTGAACCAGAACCATCATCTCCAACGTGGAAAGCCATCGCATTTCCAGAACTCCAACTACCACGATCAACAATTTCTTTAACAATAGAAGTAATATCAGAAGTATCGTGAGTGCTACCATCAGTAGTGCTTATAGTGGCATCCCAATCAACAGAAGCAGAAGTATGAGTCCTAGTTTTAGCTGTATCTTCTGGTGATATAACAAACTCAGCAGTATTATCTTCATCTACACCATAAACTTTCATATTTATAGTTTGACTTGCTCTTACATCACTCCCTGTAAAAGTTATTTTTGCCGAAGAAATAGTCGCACCTTGAGGAATAGTTACGCCAATAAATCTTAAACTTATTTCCCTAACTACTGCACCCGGATTTCCCAAAGATAACGCACTACTTTGAAACGGAGTTGCTCCGCTATAACCAACATCCCTAATATCAGCATCTATTCTTTTAGTAAATGTAGCCATATTTAAAAAGGTACTTCAAAAATATAATATCTGAAGTGAACCTCAATACTGGATAAATTATTATTTATTATTTTAAAAGTAATGTTTGTATCATCTGAAGATACGGAAATAAAAAATACATCTCTATATCCAATAGTATCAAAATTTTCATTTGCACAGATAGCTTCTTCATTTGTATCAACACTCATAAAAGCATTTACTAAAGGAATATAACCTAAATTGTGTGCAAGAGTTTCTTCTTCTGTTGAAGAAGCGTCAATAGTAAAATCTACTGTACCTGTATCAATAATTTTAAAAGTATTGTAACTAGAATGAAATATAAAATCATTCGGATCAGTTGCCGTTAAAGCGTTTTTACCTATCTTTGCTACTTTTACTACTTGGTTCATACTTGCTGGTCATAAAAAATATAATATTTGAACACTTTGGATGTTCCTGTACTGTTTGTTAATTTCAAGTTAGTTGTAGTTAATTCAATAGATAAATCTTCTGAAGAATCACCCCTTGCTTGTATCCATTTGCCTGAAGATATTTCCGCAAACACAATAACAAAAGGAACATAACTTAATCCGTGGGCAATATTTGTAGACGAAGAACCAGCTACTGTTTCAGAACCCCTCGTCTTTTCTTTAATTAAAACATAGTCTGTTTCTTGGTCAACATATAAAGAAAAATGGTCGGGGTCAGTATCAGTATAGGCATTGTAGCCCTCTAGTGCTATTTTTAATACTTTGGACATATTTAGGCATTTCCAATAACAATGACTGGTATGTCATTCTCATAAAAAATCATTCTTTTTTTTGCTCCATCTATCAATATATCACCATCACCAACAGATACCGCCCCCCCTATCAATGTCCCTGCTTGTACTGTTCCTTTAAAAACCGCACTTCCTGTCGTTCCGTCAAGCCCAAATGTTGTTTCTCCATTAGAATCTTTTGCAGTAATACCATTAGGAGTTATTGCAATCTCTCCTGAAGAACCATCTACATATTTTCCTACCCGAAAAGCCCCTTGATCCACTAATTCAAACTCTCCGAGTATTTTCTTAGACTTGGTATTTAAGACATTACTTATAAGTTCAACAGCAATTCTTTTAGTTGGGAAGCTCTGGTCTTTGGTTGTTTGGGGCGTATAAATATCTTTACCTTTTGATTGGGAAACACCAAAATCTACTTCCCCTTCTTGTGGAAATGGGGCGTCTTTTACTACCTGTGGTGTATAAACTTTGTCTGTCATATTAGTCAAACCTCAATCGAAAAATATTCTTAAACGATGTACCTGTGGGGTAGTATTTACATAAGGTGTAAGAATAATTTTAGGCTCAAATATTTCCCCTGCCGCTTGGATTAAAAATACTGCTTTCTTTTCATCAGAACGATAGAAAGAACCTGTGCCATCTTCCATCAAAGCTTGTATAAAATCCCCATTTTTATTTACCCTATAAAAAAACTGTATTGTTTGGTTTAAAACTATCGGGTCGCAGAATACTTCCGCATACTTCCAGTTAGTTATATTAGTCGGTCTTTTAGTTTTTGCATAAAGGTCCAATCCCTCGTAGGTTGCGGTAGCTTTTAGGTCAGGATTAACAGCCATCACTCCAAAGTCTGTTCCGTCTTGATAGGAAACAATAGTCGTTCCATTTACATTAACTATTGCCCCTAACTCGTCAGCGTCTAACTGCTGGTCAAGATTAAGCACAAACGGCTTATTCTTATTCTTTCTTCCATAACTATAAATACCCCCTTTACCAGTATCAGCGTCATAAACAGCAAACAAAGCCAAATTACCAACTGCCTGCTTATCAATCCAGCTTAAAGCGGTCTGTTCCCATTCAAAAATATTAACTTGTAATTCTTCGTTACAAACTCCGCCGGGATTGACCTTGCCACCGCCGGGGAATTTCTTAACAGGAATAGAACTATTGCCGTCTGCAAAGTAAATCTCTCCATCGTCCCCGACTTGTACTAGGGGAACTTCGGCGTCAATCGCACCATTTACACTTTTAGTAGAATCTAAAGCCCTTGATGTCCCGATAATAGCTCTGCCATTTCTTTCGATAATGGTCTTGGCAATATTACCCGGAATCATATCAAGGGCTTCATTCGTATATGAATCATCATAACCAACCATCCCTAGCCACGAACCATTAGCAATCATTAAAGAACCCCCGACTTGTGTCATTGTGTGCCAGTCTTGGGACTTTAAATTCTGGGCCACTACCTCAACATCATTAAAGTTAGCTTGTCCGGGGATTGGTTTTCTTTTCAGTACAGTATCAGTAGCCCAGTATAGATAAGTCTTACCGCTGGATGATGGTTTTTCTTCCGCCCCTTTGATAGCCCCATTTTCATCTTTATAAACCTTTTGCCAATAAGAACTGCTGTCCCTTCTGTAAATACATCCTGTATTGCCAAAACCATAGGTATAACCGTCCGTACACTTAACAAAAAACCTTATTAGGTCTTCAAAGACAGTAGTTAAACCACCTGAAGGACTTGGACTAGGGCTTATCGAAGCAGAAGGCGTTGCAGAAGGGCTAGATGACAAAGAAACAGAAGGGCTGACTGATAATGATGGACTTGGAGTTGGACTTGAACTGGCACTAGCAGACAAAGATGGGCTTTGGGATAAACTTGTGCTTGGGGAAACTGATAAGGAAGGGGAACGGCTGTCCAATACTCCCTCTTCAACCAAGTCTTGGTTACAAGATAAGCTGTCAATATCCTTGCGAACGTCAAGATTTTTTGCGAACTTAAAAGCACCAGCAATACCTTTGTCGGCATACTCCGATAATCCTGTAAAACTTCGAATTTCGTAAATCATAATTTTAGATTAACAAATTATTCTATTTTTATGCAAGCTACCACGTATAGGGATACTTAGGTTTATAAGTATTCCCCGTAGCTGAATATTTATCCGTATAGGTATTACCCGTAGCTGAATATTTATCCTCATAAATAGGGGGTGAAGGGGAAGGGCTAGGACTTAGGCTCGAACTTAAACTTACAGATACAGAAGCTGATACGCTAGGGCTTTTTGAAACTGACACCGATGGACTCAACGAAACTGATATTGAAGGGGAAACACTTGGGCTTAAACTTCCACTTAAACTTATTGACACAGATGGGCTAGGGGATTTACTTAAAGAAACCGATACTGATGGACTTAAACTAATTGATATGCTAGGGCTTAAAGAGACAGATACTGAAACCGATACACTTGCTGAAATCGAGGGTGAAACAGAGGGTGAAGGTGATTTACTTAAAGAAACTGAAACACTTGGTGAGACTGAAACTGAAACAGAAGGTGAAACAGAAGGTGAAACAGAAGGAGTGGCTGACTCTGAAACAGAAGGCGAAACGGAAGGTGATATAGAAGGGCTTAATGAAACAGAAACCGAAACTGATACCGAGGGGGTTGTTGATTCAGAAGCTGATGGGGTGGCTGATTCTGACACACTTTGGGAAATAGAAGGGGTTGCACTTTCAGACACGGAAGGTGTTGCACTTTCAGAAATAGATGGGGTAATAGACTCTGATACACTAGCAGACACACTGGGTGATAATGATATTGAAACCGATGGTGTGGCGGATTCTGAAGCACTTTCCGAAACGCTGACAGAAATTGATGGGCTTGATGATACCGAAACACTTGCAGATACACTTGGACTAAGACTTATTGATATAGAGGGCGTGGCACTCTCTGAAATAGAGGGTGTGGCAGATTCTGAAACTGACTCACTAATACTAACCGATATTGATGGAGTAGCGGATTCGCTTACACTAGCTGACACGCTTTCTGATACTGAAGGGGTAGCTGACTCAGAAATACTAGGGCTTAAACTAATTGAAGCAGAGGGTGAAGCACTAGCAAAGGAAATCGCCCAATAATCAGTTGACAAAGTTTCTTCTGTCGGACTTGGGCTTGGGCTTAACGATACCGACACACTAGCACTAACGCTAGGTGTTGCTGAAGCCGACACACTTCCCGACACCGATGGACTTAAACTGATTGATACAGAGGGGGTAGCTGATACAGATATACTTGCTGAAGTCGAGGGAGTTGCAGATTCAGAAGCACTAGCTGAAGACGATGGTGTTGCTGAAACCGAAACACTTGCTGATATCGAGGGTGTTGCTGATTCTGATATACTAGCTGATATTGAAGCTGATAGGGATATAGAAACCGAGGGCGTGGCTGATTCTGATATTGAGGGGGTTGCGGATTCAGAAATCGAAGGAGTAGCACTTTCAGATACTGAAGCCGATGCCGAGGGGGTTGCACTCTCTGAAACTGAGGGGGTAGCGGAAACAGAAACCGAGGGGGTAATACTAGCACTTACAGATGGGGAAGCTGAAGCAGGAGTCCACGGGGCAAATGAAGCCACCGATATAGCCCAATAACGACCAGTAGAATTAACAGCCGTCCAACTCATTGATTGGCTTCCGGCTGGTGTTACAAGGGCGTTTGTATCTGAACCTGCCGATCTATTAACATTTGATGAAACATCCCATCTTTCAGTTTCGCTACTATTTAAAGCACTCCCATTATGCCAACAGCTTAAACTAGATACCACCCAACAATTATCAGCAACAGTCGTAACAGAAGCAGTTATATCAGCACCAGTACCATTTGCCCCATTATTAGCGTCTGGTTGAGCAGATTGTTTTACCCCCGTAAAAGAACTAGCACCTCCGCCAATTTCAAGAGAACTCGCACTTAAAGTAGCTTCAACAGTATTAGAACCAGTTGCAGGAGCAAGAAGATAAAAAAGGGTTGTTCTTACTCCATTTGAATTTTGATCGCTTCTAATCTCTGTCATTTCTACTGAATTGTAAGTAACACCAGAAACACTTATTGATTCATCGCTCCAAGTAGAAATCCCAACTATCAGAAGTAAATTACTTCCCGTACAAGTATGCGACCAAGACAAAGTGCTTGAAGTTGTATCTGAATTATTACTGGTGGCGTCAAATGCTATTGCCATTTTACAAAGCCTCCTGATAAATTCTTGAACTTATAACATTACTAGCGTCTTTATAGTCTGTTAAGTCCGCTATGCTTGCTAATAAACTAAAGTCTGTGTCTGCATTACTAATGCCATCCGTATCTACTGTTACCCAAGTTGTAGTATCTTGGTTATAAATTTGGAGGTAAATAGTAGAGGAACTAGGGGCTAAACTTGATTGTCCTTCCCATTCTAAAATACAAGAGTCCTGACTTCCAACAAAGTCTTTATACTGGTGAATCATATGTTCTAAAGTTCCTGTTTGATCTACCCTAACATCATTTTTACTAGCCACGTCCGTTACTTCTTGCCCGGTATAATCGTTTTCTAAGTCTGTATCATCTGCTGGTAAAGCGGCATAATCCCCTTTTGTATAACCTGTATAGCCTTCACTTGGAGAGGGGGAATCGCTTAAACTAACTGATACTGAGGCCGAAACTGAGGGGGTTGCACTTATCGATACAGAAGGAGAAGGGGATTTGCTTAAACTTACTGATATTGAAGGCGTGGCTGACTCCGAAACACTAGCTGAAATCGAAGGACTAGCACTTATTGAGATTGATGGTGTAGCACTAATAGATATACTTGGGGATAAAGAAACCGATACCGAGGCACTCGAACTTGGGCTGGTACTATATGATTCACTAACACTAGGAGAAAGCGAAATAGATACCGAGGGAGTAGCTGATTCTGAGACCGAAGGAGTTGCACTCTCCGAAACACTAGCAGAAATACTTGGAGTAGCAGACTCTGAAATACTAGGGCTAATAGAAGGGGTTGCTGATTCTGACACCGAAGCCGATACGCTAGGGCTTTTACTTACCGATACCGAAGGACTTAAAGAAACTGATACCGAAGCAGAAACACTAGGGCTTAAAGATATTGAAACAGATATAGATAAACTTTCACTAACACTTGGAGAAGGGGATAAAGAAACACTTTCACTAATTGATGGACTGGCAGATATAGAAATACTTGCCGACACAGAAGGGCTTAAACTTTCGCTTACAGAAGGAGAAGGGGATAACGAAAGACTTTCGCTTATTGAAGGGCTTAACGATATAGACACACTTGCGGATATTGAAGGGGAAGCACTAATACTTGCTGATGGGGAAGGGGATAATGAAAGGCTGACTGATATAGAGGGGGTAGCACTAACCGATACACTTGGAGAAGGTGAACCAGAAGTATAAGTAACCACTAATTTAGGGTCAGAAGTTACATCAGCATATTCTGAAAATCTAAAAGTAGCATTATCTGTTGGTGCGGCTTCTTCTGGTGGAGTAGCATTTAATAAATCGTGATTGTTGTCGATAATACCAAGTTTTGTCCAAGCAGTCCCAGAAACCCAACCTCTACCAGTTTCGGTTAAAGTAAAAGTTTTCCACCCAGTAGATTGTACGGTTTGAGTATTTGAGCCAGCAGTAAAAGCTAAATTATTAAAATCATCACTAACTAATTTGGAAGTAGAAGCCTGTGAAGTTTGAACTGCAACTACTGGTTCTGGGTCTGATGCATAAGCAGAACAATACGCACTAAAGACAGCGGCAGAAACAATTATACTTCCTAATCCAGAAGTATCAAAAGGAAAGAAAAGGCGGCTAATATAAAATTGACTAGAATATTGTATAGCCCGAACATAAGCACTTTCAGTCGTATGACCAACTACTCCAGTTGTCGCCCCTCTCGCTCCAGCCCAAGTAGCTACAACTTTTACTCCTACATAACCATCACCAGCACCAGCATAAATCGGGTCGCCACTTGCCGCCATTACAGTAGGAAATTCTCTTGTATTCAGTAAACCAATTTGTGCTAAAAGCCCCCTATACTCATCTAACCCCTGATATAGTTTAGGATTTCTAGTGATATAATCCCTTACAATATCCCATTTACTCAAAGCCACACCAATTCTTTTGGCAAATACAGGATAACCACGAATAACGGCTTTAAACTTCTTCTTACCTAGTCTAGTGTGATAAGAATTGTCAGTAAGTTTGAAAATTTTATCTTTACATTCTTTATCAATTCCTAGAAGTTTCCTGAATGGAGTACCTAACGCCCAATGGTTAAGACCTGTAACAAGTGGCTTTTGATATTTAGCAAATAAATCTTTTACTTCTTGCTGTTTTTGTTCTTTCCTTGCTTTGTAATAATAAGGGGCATAAACCCCGTTATGTTTTTTGAAGTCCATACCAAAAGCCTAGACGATAATTCTAGTTATGGTCAAGCCTTACGAAGTATCAGTAGGAAGAACTACATCTTTAATATCATTAATAGAACATTTCTTTATGTTTGGTTTACTTTTTACCGCAATTTGATAAAAACTTTTTCTACCTGTGCCGATATTTACTGTTTGGCTTGATAAGTCGTTTTTAAGCCAATCCATTATCTTCTTAGCAACTAATGGGGCAATAATAGTTACCTCATCTCCGTTAGTCCATTTATCAGTAAACGCTTTGTCATAAGGATAGGGAACTGCTTTAAATAAGGTGCGGATAATTAAGTAGTTTTTAGCTAATGCCTTAACTGCTGTTTCTCCAGCAAGTTTAGTTTCTGAGTAATAGTTGACTGGACTTTTGGCGTATTCGGTGGAGATGTAAACGAAAGGAACATTAAATCCTCTTAGAAGATTAACAGTACCTTGAACATTAACATCATAACAATCTTTTCTTTCATTCTCTGCTTTGGTTACATCTGTGTAGGCGGCACAATGGATAACTAAATCAATATAGGGGTTTGGTTTTGTTATTTTCTTGGTAATATCAAATTCTTCGGAAGTTGGGGCAAAACACCTTAAATAATCCTGTAATTCCGTTCCTAGTGTACCATTACCGCCAAGTAAAAGTGTTTTCATCCAAACATTTCCTTTCTAATTCCAAAAGTTTCATAATCATATTTAATATGACACTTAACACATAATCTTTGCCAATCATTTAAATCTCTTTTATATTTACCACTTTTATTAGACCAATCAAATCTTTTGGCTATTATTGTTCCACATAAATCACATTTTTTATTTTTACCTAATTTTCTTTCTACCCATTCATGTAAAGCATCATAACCAACATCATCACCCTTCCAATGTGATAAATACTTTCCATTTTCTCCTTTGTTCCAAGGAATCATTCCCTTTTTAAATAAACCACTATTGATCTTTCCTTTTTTTCTTCCACATCTCATACAATATGGATATTTTTTCTCATATGTTTTCTTTAACATTCCACTAGTTTGAACTAATCTATCTTTTCCACATTTCTTGCAGATTATTAGTAGTTTTTTCATTGATAATATTCCTTTCTTTTAAATGTAGTCCTATGGCAATCAACACATAAAGTTCTACCATTATCTATTGCAAAACGAAGTTCAGGAAATAAGGCGAATGGTTTTATGTGGTCGGCGTTCAGTTCTCCACCTCTAACGCCACAGATTTGACAAGTGTAATTATCTCTCTCAAAAACTGACTCTCTCCATAATTTATATTCTAAGGAATTTCTTAGCTTTTTAATTACTGGTGTTATTCCACCTTTCCAATTATGACCATTTTCACCCTTACTCCATTTAGCTCTACAAGACTTTGAACAAAATTTAGCCCAACCTTTATTTATATCAGTTTTAGTAGATAAAAATTCAGAACCACAATTTATACATATTCGTTTAATTTTTCCACCTCGCCAACTATAACTATTTTCACCACATCTATTCTTACTCATCCATTTTCCTCTACATTTAACGGAACAAAACTTACCTCTATTTTTATCTATTTGTTCTTTTCGTGCTATAAACTCTTTATTACAAATAATACAAGTCCGCTTAACTCTACTTATCCCGCCTTTCCAATTGTAATTCTTACCACCACTTATTTCTGGTCGTTTTTTGCCCTTTTTTGCCATACTTATTTTATTTCGGTGTTCCTCTGTAAATGGTTTACGTTTATACATTCCAGTTGGCATATTATTTAGAATAAAAACTTTTTACTTTACTTATGATGTATTCTACTTCTTTCCATTTCAAGGCTTGATGTACTGGCAAAGTTAAAAGTTGTTTCCATACCCGATCTGCAACTGGCAACGGTCGCTTCATTGCTTTACGCCAATAAGTCATTTCATGTAGTACTTTAAAATGTACACTCGTAGCAATACCATTATCTGCCAAATAATCAGATAACTCATCTCTTCTTTCACACTTCATTGTGTAATACTGGCAAGTATGGGAATAAGTGGGGATTTGTATCTGTTTTACATCCCTAAATGCTTCATTATATACCGATTGTATTGCCCGGCGTTTAGCATTGGTTTCTCCTAACCGTTCCAGTTGTGATAACACTATAACCGCAGTCAAATCATTCATATAGGCTTTAATTCCCTGACTTTGGGAAATATTATAATCCCATGAATACTTTTTCAAATCTGCCCGTTCGTAAGTTGACTTCTCGACTCCCAACCATGTAAGCGTCCTTAATTTTTTGTAAATCTCATCATCATTTGTAGTAACCATACCGCCATCTCCGGCTGGTAAGGATTTAACTGCTTGGAATGACCAGATAGCAATATCTGCCTTTTTACCAGCACCGGGAGTGTACATAGCGTGTGCCGCATCTTCGATAATCAAACCTTTAAATTTCTTTCTTAATCCATCTATATCTGCTAATCGTCCATGACTATCTACTGTTATTATAGCTTTGGTATCTTTGGTGATATTTACTTTATCCGGGTCTAAACAAAAAGTATCTTCATCAATATCAGCAAAAGTAACATCCATTCCGTTCCACTCGCCTACAATAGCATCTGACACAAAAGTAAAAGGAGTTGTTATAAGCTCTCCGCCTTTAATATTATGGGCTTTTAAACATAAATCCAAAGCGGCAGTTCCAGAATTAGTAGCAACCGCATACTTACTGCCTACATATTCAGCAAACTTAACTTCCAATTCTTTTGTTTTCGGTCCATAACCCCACCACCCACTTCTTAACACTTGCTCCATGTCTTTGATACCTTGTTCTGATATGGTGGGGGCTAACACAGGTATCACTTACCCCCTTTTTAACTTTTTAATAATGTTTTTAGTCATACCCCAATCTTCAATCCTGTCTGTTTCCTGCCAGTTCCTACAACTTCTAGGGCTTCTGAAATCTGATGGTTTCCACTTGCTTCTAGTTAAGTTATTGCCGTGTCTAATGTCTATGTTCGGAAATCTTGACCTAAAACTTTCTGATTTTTCTTGTTTGGTAAAATCTACCCTTCTATGAGTTCCCGGCTCAAAGCCAATCTTGTAAACCAAACCTTTATCCCAACTGTTCTTTTCTAACATTTCTACCGCTTGTCTATAATGGTTAAGTAATAACTCCCTATATCCACAAATAGTAGGCACAACGTGGGTGTCATAGTTTATAGCCAAACCATCAGCCAGCCTTAACCTATACCAGTTATCGTTATAATAAAAAACGTCTTTCTTAGGAGGGGTAAACTCAAAGTGTGAGCCGTGATATAGCCAGTCGTGTTCGCAGAAGAATACTATCTCAGTATCTATGTTCTCTAAGGCGGTTAGTATTTGTTTAAAGTAGGCCTCATAGCTTCTTTTTAGTTTCAAAACTATATTCTTGCCGAAGTTCATTTTCTTTAATGAAACACTTGTTATCGGAAGTCCTACCCTA